CCTCAGCTCACTGGTTTATCGCTGGTCTTGCCGTAGAAACTGGCATAGCACCTAGCGTTTTGATGCAAGAATCAGAACGCATGCTATGGACTATGCATAGATGGCTTGTAGCAAGAAACATGCCTAAGTCATAAGGAAGCCGCCCTTCGGGGCGGTTTTTCTTTTAGCGGTAAACTTGTAAGGATTGATTGGCGGTAATCTTGGCTCTCCCTGTAATAGCAACACGACTAGGTGTAGTTTCAGGAACATTCGGTTCAGCCAACACTTTGCGAATCGAAATCACCAACTGGAACGAAGTAATGAAAGTTCTACGAGGATTAGATCAAGATTATGTAAAAGAGCTACGCAAAGACTTTAGAAGGCTGGCTAAAGAACCCCAAAAAGACCTTCGTAGAGCTATACCTCCTAAATCAAAGCCTCCTTTGAGCCAGATGAGGCAGGTGCACTTTGGTCGTCTAGCATGGGGAAGCTCATTCGGCAAAGGGGCCAAGCCGTCACAATCAGTGCTTATTCAGACCCCAAATACTCGTAAAAAGAAATACCGTGAAATGGAGCGTATCCCCATTGTTCGGTTGCAAGTCACCTCACCAGGCACGGTGCTATTTGACATGGCGGGTAGCAGAAATTATACAAAGGGCCGTAAGGGCATGACCCCTATCTATGATTATATGTATACAATCAATGGTCAAAAAGTGCCAGGCAAGCGTCAGCACCGAGTTACTCCATATGCCTTTGCTATGGGTAACGCTAAGTCGGGTCACGCATTTAGGAAACAGGCATCACGCATTATCTATCCAACGGTAGAAAAGTCAATGCCAAAATTTACTAAGGGTATGCAAGATAAGGTCTTTGAAATCAACAGCAAGATTCAGCGTGAATTAGATAGGAAGAGCTAATGGCAGGTAAGGTCAATGTCAATCTAACCGCTGTTGTCCAAGGCTTTGCTAAGGCCACTCAGCAGTTCAATCAGCTTGGACAGGGCATCACGAAGCTTGGTCAAGCAGCAGGTCTAGCAGGTCTTGCATTCGGTGCATTTCAAATTGGTGTCAAGGGCATTGACTTTGCCATGGATGCTGTTGCGGGTGCCAGAGACCTTGAGCGTAACCTTGCAGGTCTAAAATCCGTCTTTGAGGAAGTCACTCCTCAAATGCGTAATTTTGCTGTAGCTGCTGAGGAAGTCGGTCTTTCTCAAAATGAAGCAGCCAAGGCTTCCACATTTATTGGTTCGGTTCTAAAGCAATCTGGTTTCTCTATTCAAGATACTGCCGACCTAACTGAGCGTCTAGTTAGGCTTGGAACCGATCTATCGCTCACCTATGGTTACGATGTGCAAGAAGCCCTCTTGGGTATGACTGCTCTCTTCCGTGGAGAGTATGACCCAATTGAAAAATTCGGTGTTGCTATGAAGCAATCCGAAATCAACTCGGAACTAGCAGCAAGGGGTCTTGACCACCTTACAGGTGCGGCTAGGCGGTTTGAAGAACAGCAAATCCGTGTAGAGCTTTTGTTCCAGAGATCTGCGGATGCTCAAGGTGCCTTTATGCGTCAAAGCGGCACTTTGGCAGTAGAACAGCTCAAACTTTCGGCTCAGTTCAATAACATGCGGGACACCGTAGCTGCTGGCTTGCTACCAGTTCTAGCTGATTTGACTGTGGCTATGAGAGAAGCCCTGACCGCTGCGGAACCAGAAATCCAGCAAGTATTTGAAGATCTTGCTCCAACACTTCGTGACCTAAGCACTACTGTTCTGCCAGCTCTAATTGACTTTGGAATGTTTGTTATCGAGGTATTCAATGAGGTGGTCAAGCTCATTGGGGATATCTTTGACCCCACCACAGAAGTTGGCGAATCTATAACCGCTGCTCGTATTGCATTAGAAGATTTGTTCTATGCAATCTTTGGTGAAGGCCCAGATGTAGCTAAAACTTTTGAATTTATAGCGGATGCCATTGGCATGATTGCTGACTTAGTGCATGACCTAATTGCAATCTTTGAAAACTTTATCATCACCATTCAGACGGTCAAAGAATTTATTGACATGTTATTGGCGGGAGACATTCGTGCATTTACGACTGACTGGGTAGCCCTAATTGCTAAGCGTATAGCCGACAAAGATGCTATGCGGGAGCAAAAAATTGCTTTGGAGCAACTAAATAAGGGTATTCGTGATCAAAAGCTAGCACTAAAGGAACTTGGCGATGAAGTAGACAGAGCCGAGGCTAATAGGTGGAACAGGCTTCAAGGCATTGTCCCCAAGGGAATGTTTACTGGCTTACTCGATGATGAAACTGATGAAAACACAACCAAGGAAGTCAAAGATTATGTTGGTGACTTCCTAAAGAAGCTAAAAGACGAAATTCAAAAGCAGACTGCGAGTGAGCAACTTCGTCTTATGGGTGCTTCTGAGGGGCTAATTAGCTCAATCCTTGCTGGTGAAGGCTGGATGAAGGTCTGGCTTCAAATCAAACAAGGCAAACTAGTCCTTGAGGATTTGCAAAAGCAGTTCAACAAATCTGCTGCTGGAGCCAAAGAACTTGCAGATGCCGCTAAAGAAGCTGCTGATCAAATCAAAGATTATGAAGAAAAAGTTGCTGCAATCAATAAGAAGCTTGCAGAAGAACTTGAAGATATTGCTGAGAAGGCCAAAGAAGCCAAGATGGGCTTTGCTGACCTACTGGCTGGCTTTGATGTCCTACCAACCATTGAGCGTGCTATGGGCAGGTTTGAGGAGCAGTTTGTTTCTCAGCTTGATTCCATCGAAAGTTCTCTAAAGTCTGCCTTCCAAAACAAGGACATTCTTGAGGATGGCTATAACGCTTTACGAAACTTCGCCAGAGCAGAGCTTGCACTCCTACAGCAGATTGGTCGTCAGCGTGACGAACTAGCTGAGCGATTTGACTTAGCCAAGGGCCTGATTGATAACTATAAGAGAGCCTTTACTGCTGCCCTTGATCTAACCTCACTATTCGGTCAGCTAAAGCAAGAGACCGAGACCCGCACCGTAACCTCCGTGAGCCGTGCCCTGATGCGTCTGGGAGGCTCTATGCGGGAGTTTGAGGTCACAATCTCGTCTACCTATGAAGAAACCATAGGTGGCATTCAAAACAAGACACAAGGCATCCTAGAGGGCTTTAGAGCTATGGCTGAGAAGGCCCGTGCCTTTGCCGAGAACCTACGCAAGCTTCGTGAGATGGGTCTTGACCCGATGCTATTCAACCAGTTGGTCGAGGCTGGTATTGAGGCTGGTGGAGAAACTGCTCAGGCTCTAGTAGATGGCGGTAGCGAAACTATCAATGAGCTAAACAGCATCTTCAAGGAGATTGATGCTGTCGGTGCATCCCTAGGTGAGGAAGTTGCTTCTTCGCTCTATGGCACTGGCATTGACATGGCTAACGGGCTACTTGAGGGTATTCGGTCAAAGCAAGCTGAGCTGGAGAACCAAGCTCGTGTCATGGCTCAAGCCTTCAATGCTGCCTTCCAAGCATCGCTAAGCGTTCAGGTAGACATTGCTGCCAAGGCTGCTGCTGATGCTGCTCGAGCAACTGCTGCAAGCGAGATTGCTGCCATTCCAGTCCCAGAAGCCCTCAAGGAGCCGCCAAAGATTGACGAGGCTGCCCTTGCTAGAATCCGTGAGCTTATTGCCGGAGCAAGTGCCTACATAGCCAGCGTAGGAGATGCTACAAAGCGAGCAGGTGCCTTAGTCAAGCGTGACATCTATCAGAGCCTTGAGCAGGACATTTTGGCAGGTAGGGCTATTGATTTATCTGGCATTCGGTCAGGTATGACTACTGCCGAACTTACCTCTGCTGCTGCTGTTGCAAGAGGACAGACAGTCAATAATTTCACCATCAATGTGACAGCAGATACTAGAACTGGCGGAGCAAGAGCAGGTGAGGCAACAGTCGAAGCTCTGACTAAGTTCGGGGCTATAAACGGCAACTTCAATGTTCAGGTGGCTGTCTAATGGCAATGCCAATCGAGAAGGTTGAAGTAGGTTTTGACACTAGCTTCTCTGGAGCAGGAAACTTCTTTGTTCTTGACGATGCTACAAAGGGTCAGCTAGATAATACTTCCTACCCATTGGGCGGATTGACCTTTATTGATGTCACTGACAGAGTAAGAAATTTCAGCATCTCTAGGGGTCGCTCCAACCTCTTCTCAGCCTTCCCAGCGGGTCAGCTAAATGTCGAGTTCAATAACCACGACAGGGCTTTCGATCCGCTATACGCTCAGTCGCCATTCGCCGGCAACATCGTGCCTAGGCGTGAAATCCGTGTATCAACAGACGATGTAGTCCAATATGTCGGTTGGATAGATGACTGGGGATTCAGCTATTTGCCCAACGGAGATTCGGTTGCAGAAGCTATCGCCTATGACGCTACAAGCATTATCTCTGGTCAGACCTTGGCTCTTGGCACGCCAACAGCTCAGCTCAGTGGTGCCCGTGTAGAAAACATCCTTGACCAAATCAACTGGTCGCCACAGGAAAGAAACATTGAGACAGGTGTAGCAACTTTTAGTAATGCCGTAATTGATGCCAACACAAATGCTATGAATTATCTGCAAACTATAGCTTTGTCTGAGCCAGGCTTGGTATTCGTAGACAAGATTGGCCGCCTAACCTTCCTAGACAGAACTACAGCCCCTACTTCTACTGGTCTGGTGCAATTCGGTGGAACAGGCATTTCGTTCCAGTCGGTAGATGTGAGTTATGGATCTGACAACCTTTACAACGAGGTAGTCCTAGACCGAGTAGGCGGTGGAACGGCTACAGCCACCGATACTCAGAGTGTCACAGATTACGGTCTCAGAACCCTAAGTCAGTCTGGCTTGCTGCTAAACACCGACCTAGCCCTAGCAGAACTCGCCTTAGTGCTTGCCCAGCAATACTCACAGCCTGAATACAGATTTAGCTCACTAGAGGTCGCTATTCACAAGCTTGACCCCGCTGAGCAGGAAGATGTGTTGGGCTTGGAGCTTGGTTCGGTAGCAAAGATAGTTTTCACCCCTAATGGCATAGGAGACGCAATCCAGCGTTTCGTGCAGGTAATCTCAATAAATCACACGGTAAACCCACAAAACCACTTTGTAGAGTTTGGCTTCCAGTCACTGGACGCTGCCTATCTAGTCCTAGATGATGCAGAGTTTGGTAAGCTAGACCTATACAGTTTGAGCTGGTAAGGAAATCATGGCAGGTCTCGGCTATAAAGTATTCTCAGCGGGTGAGGTTCTAACCGCCGCTAATGTCAACGGCTACTTGATGGAGCAGTCCGTCATGGTCTTTGGTGGCACTGCTGCCAGAGGTTCGGCCCTAGGAACTGCTGTTGCAGAGGGTATGGTTAGCTACCAGACTGATTCCAACACCGTAACTGTTTATGACGGATCTGCCTGGCAGCAGGTTTACCCAGCCTCAGTAACGTCTGTTGCTGGTTCTTCTATTGCATTCGGTGGAACAGCAGTAACAGCTTCTATGACTGCAACTTCAGCTCTGGAAAATGGAACTATCTGGGTCAACGGAACTGCTGCTGTAACAGTCACAATCCCAGATGTTCTACAGACCTGGGACACAATCACAGTTTGGCGTAACGCTGGCGGAACTGTAACCATCGCCGCAGGAACAGGCGTGACCGACTGGGCTGGTGCAGGAACAGCGGGAACAGCCGTCACCTTCAAGATTGACCAGACCTACAATGCCGCAACTGTTCAAAAGGTTGCAGCTAACACCTACCGAGTAGTTGGAAAGATAACTGCATAATGCCTATTCCTTTAGGAGTTCTTGCTGTTGCGGGAGCAGGAGGCGGTGGCGGTGCTGCGGGGGCGTTTGAGCTATTAGAAACTCAGACAATTGGTTCTGGCGGTCAGGCTTCTGTTACTTTTTCTAACCTGAATTCATCTTATGGCTCTACTTATCAGCACTTACAAATTCGCATGGTGGTTAGAGACGGCAACGCAAACTCCTCAGTCAGAACAGAACTTCAGTTCAATGGCTCTGCTACGGGCTACGCTTCTCACGAACTAAGGGGCAACGGCTCGACAGTGGCGTCAACCGCTGCAACAAGTGGCACATTCGCCAGACCAGGAAGAATCATCGGCGGAAGTGGAACTGCAAACGCATTTTCGGCAATCATCCTCGACATCCTTGACCCATTTGAGACAACGAAAAACACCACATTCAGGGCTTTGGGTGGTTCAACTTCTTACGACTATGTTTTTCTAACTAGCGGATTTTGGAATGATACTGCTGCAATTACTTCTATAAAGCTACAGCCCGAAGATGGGGTTGGAACTTGGGCACAATACAGCCGTATCTCCCTGTATGGAATGAGGTCTAGCTAATGCCTACTGCTACTTATATTGCTTTGGCTAATACGACACTTAGCAGCACAGCAACTAGCATTACTTTTTCTTCTATCCCTGCTACCTACCGAGACCTAGTGTTGGTTATAGCTGGAACAACCGATGCCGCTAGAAGTATTGGCTACAGACTGAACTCTGATTCAGGCAGCAATTACTCTTATGTCTATATGCAAGGTAATGGTTCAGCTACGGAAAGTGGCACTGGCACTCTCACCCTTGGTCTTCTAACAAGAATGGGAACTGGTCAATCTACAACCATTGCTCACTTTATGGATTATTCTGCAACAGATAAACATAAAACAGTTCTTTCAAGGGGTGGAACTTCCGCCGAGCTTCTAAGGGCGCATGCATCACGCTGGGCAAGCACAAACGCTGTAACAAGTATCTATATCGCAACTCTTGACATAAATGCAAATGCCTTTCAAATTGGAACAACTTTTGCCCTTTACGGAATAGTGAGCTAGACATGAGTGCTTGGACAGTTATTGGTCATGTTGAGTTAACATCGTCTAACACAATTACATTTAGTAGCATCCCACAAACTTATACCGATTTAGTCCTCTTGGTATCTGACCGAAGTGATAGGGCCGCTTCAAACGATGCTTTGATTCTAAAACTTAATGGGTCAACATCTACTGGTCGAAGGCTTTATGGGTCAGGAAGCACAGTTACTTCTACAGCCAACCCCGACCCATTAGATAGTGCGGATACATCTACGGCAAATTCATTTTCAAACATAATATTTTATATTGCTAATTATGCAAGCACAACAACTAATAAATCATGGTTCGCTGATGGCGTGCAGGAAAACAATGCCACAAGTGCTCATCAGTCAATAACTGCTGGACTATATGCAAGCAATTCTGCTGTTACTAGCTTAAGCGTGCAACCAGAAACAGGAACAAATCTAAAGCAATACAGCTCCGCAACCCTCTACGGCATACTTAAAGGATCCTCTGGGGGCGTGACAGTCTCCTGATAAAATACTGCTACACTTTATGAGTGGCAAGAATAAGAAGATTTCATAAAAGACCAGATAATGATTATTGCAATTACGATGGCTGCAATAACCTAAAAACGACCCTTGAATACTGTGGCAAACATGGTCAAAGAGCAAGAAGATATGGCGATCCGAGCATTGTCAAGCCTCATCATAGAAGCACGAAAGTTTGCATAGCTATTGAGAATGGCTCGGACTGCCCTAAAAAGCACATGGCTAAAAATTATTGTCAAATGCACTATCGCAGGTTTTCTCTTTATGGAGATCCCTTAGTCAAAAAGATAACTGGTGATAAATCACCTGCTAAATACAGACTAATAAAAAAGCGTGGGCATCCAAACGCTCGCAGTGATGGTCAAATCATGGAGCATCGCTTTGTGATGAGCCAGCACTTAGGCAGACCCCTTTATGAACATGAGAATGTCCATCACATAAATGGCGATAGGTTTGACAATAGGCTAGAAAACCTTGAGTTATGGTCTAAGTCTCAGCCATCAGGACAGAGGATTCCAGATAAGGTAGAATATGCAATAGAAATCCTAAAGCTCTACGCTCCTGAAAGATTGAGATAAACATGGCAGACAGGCCCTCAAGATTAGTGGTTGATTGTTCTCTACCTGAAGGTCATCCAGACAAAGTTCAAATTATATTTCTCACAGACGAGGAGATAGCAGAGCGTGAGGCACAAGCCGCACAAGCCGCTATCGAACAGGCTGAGAGGGAAGCTGCCGAGGCTCAGAAACAGGCAAACAAAGAAAGTGCAAAGGCAAAGCTCGAAGCACTAGGTCTATCAGAGGCCGAGATACTCGCACTTCTAGGCTAGTCATGGCTGAGGAAACAAACGGCGTTCGCATAACGCAACGAGACATCTACGAAAAGCTCATCGAGGTTCAATCGGTGCAGATTGAGCTGGTTGCCGATATCAAAAACCTCAAAGACTTACCTGCCCGCATGAATCGAGTAGAGCAGAAACTCGCTCGCATGGAGTGGATTGAGAAGCTGGTCTTTACTGCTTTAGGATCAGGCATCACGGGCTTCATTGCAGCTCTCTGGGCATTACTACGATGAGACACCCATTTTCTAAAAAAACAATTACTTCCAGATTCGGTGCAATCAAGGGCCGTGTTATACCGCACCGTGGATTGGATTACGCACCAAAAGAAGGCACACGCATCCCTGCTGTTAGCGGTGGAACGGTGCAGGTTGTCAAGTGGTCAAGCATTCTTGGTTGGGTGTTGGTGCAGACTGCTTGGGATTCGGTCAATGACAAAGTTGTTTACATTGGCTACTGCCACCTGCAAGAAGAGCCAAAACTAAAGCCTGGAACAATCATCACTCAGAGCCAGACAGTCGGCAAAGTAGGTAACACGGGATCAGCGAGCAAGGGAGCTCACTTACACCTCACCATTGGCCCTAGGGTCAATTCAGTATTCTTCGGCACCGTCTTTGACCCTGAGAAGTTTATTGACGAGCGACTAGATGCCTAGTTGGAAGCATCGCCGTAGGCTTATTTACATGAGCTTTGCTCTATCTGCCCTGATGATTCTTTTTGGTGCAGCTACCTACGCCTCTGACAGTTCGGTTAGCAGGGAACTGATAATCGGCGGAGTTGCCTTGATTTCTATAATCCTCACCGCTTATACTGCATTTGCTACATACGAAGATGTAAAGATAAGGAAGCGGGACAATGAAGATATTTAGCGTTGCATTTTGGAGAGATTATGCAGGAGAGCGAGCTGTAAAGACCGTAGCTCAGTCGGCAATAGCTTTCCTAGGAACAGGATCTATGGGCCTGTTTACGATTGATTGGGTAAGCTTGGCTTCGGTTTCACTGGGTGCCGGATTTCTTTCAATCCTGACCTCAGTTGCTTTCAAAAAGGACTAAGCTAGTCTTGCTCGGCTGTTATTCGACATCCTTGTTCGCTTGTCCATAAGCCTCCTAGCTAAGCCGAGTAGCCCCCGTCTAAATGGCGGGGGTTTCTTATTTGACAAACATTCGGTTAGTCGTATACTTATCTCGAGAGTGTTGCTCTCCTTCTAGTTAGTTAGCAGAAGCCCCTTAGGTCTTTGATCTTGGTTGTTCAATCAGACCTAGGGGGTTTCGCTTATCTATCAGTCGGAGTAGTCCCACCCCAGATGCCATAGGGCTCACGAGCCGTCATCGCATAGTCAGCACAAAGCTGTTGAACAGGGCACTGGGAACAAATCTTTAGAGCAAGCTTCTTTTCGGCAAAGTAGCCGTTATCGGTGTTATAGGAATCTTCGGGAAAGAAAATGTGAGGCACCTGCTCACAGACAACCCCGCCATTCTTCTTGATTGCCCACTGGAGCTTCATGTATTTCTTCTGAGATTCTTTCAAAATGTCACCACCTATGTGTATGTTAGTCACTAAGTCATAGGAGGACAAATTGGAATATGTAACACCCGAGAATTTTCCACAGGCTACACACCTAGGAAACTTTGAATCAGATAGCCCTGAGTGGCATGAGGCCCGTAAGCATTCAATCGGTGGGTCAGAGATAGGCACAATCATGGGGCTAAACCCATGGGAGAGTGCCTACACGCTATGGGCTAAGAAGCTAGAACTTATCCCCAACAGCTTTCAGGAGAACTGGGCAATTCGGTTGGGCAAAGCCTTCGAGGAGCCCATCCTCAAGCTATTCGGTCAACAGCACCCTGAGCTAGAGATTTACCGTGCAGGATCATTCGTGTCTAAAGAGTTTGAATTCATGCACGCAAACCCTGATGCAATGGCTCGTAACAAAGAAACAGGCGAATGGATTGTCATAGAGGTCAAGACAGCTCGCTACAACTGGGATGCCCTACCCGCACACTATGCCTGTCAGGTGCAGCACTACATGCATGTGATGGGCGTGAGCAAGGCTATTGTCGTGGCTGTCGCTGGCATGGACTGGTTTGAGTATGAGGTCGAAGCTGACGAGTTTGTTCAGCTCACCCAAGCTGACTACGCCACGATGTTCCACAAGAGCCTCACGGATGGCACACGCCCAGAATGGGATGGGTCAGAGAGCACCTACCAGACAGTTCGTCAACAGCACCCGCAGATTGACGACACGGATGTAGAGCTGGGGACTTTGGGACTACAGCTCAAAAACGCTCAGGCGATGCTTGAGGAATCTCAGTCGCAAGTCAACTTGCTGAAATCCATGGTTCTTGACACAATGCAATATGCAAAGACAGGTTTTGTTCTGAAAGATGGACAGAAAATCAAAGTAGCAACTAGGCAAGCCCGCAGAGATGGCGTGCCTTATCTAGTGATTCACAAGTAGGAGGAAGCAATGGCTAGATTCGATTTAT